TAATGAAGTGGCTCGTTATGTGAAAGAATATGTTGAAACTAATAGAGCTTTAGGTGAACTTGGTCATCCAGATACACCTTCTATTAACCTCGAACGAGCTTCACATAAGATTGTTTCCTTAAAAGAAGATGGTAACACATTTGTCGGTAAGGCATTAATCTTAGACACACCATACGGTCAAATTGTCAAAAACTTTATTGATTCGGGAGTTAACCTTGGCGTTTCTTCTCGTGGTATGGGTTCTTTGGTTCAAGCTAAAGAAGGATACAATATTGTTCAGGACGACTTTCGTTTAGCGACAGCCGCAGATATCGTTGCTGATCCTTCGGCACCTGGTGCTTTTGTACAAGGTATCATGGAAAATAAAGAATGGTTGTTTGTTGAGGGTCGTTATGTAGAGTGCGACATCGACAATGCAAAAAAACAAATAAGATCCGCTTCTTCCAAACAAGTAGAAGAAGTTGCTCTTCATTTATTCGAAAACTTTTTAAGAAAACTGTAATTTTATAAATAAAGAAATAAAAAAGGAGATTCCTAATGGCAACAAATAAACTTATGGAAGCAGCAGCTGATATTTTGTCTGGTAGCAAGTCAAAAGCATCCGCAATGCCTCCTCAAAAACTACCATCTACTGAAGTAGATGTTGGTGGTCCTACCCCTCAGAATTACAAACCAGATGATGATTCTGCTAAATTAGATACAACCAAAGCAGCTAAGAGTGCTACAGCTCCAACAACTAAGCCTTCTGATGCTTCTCCTGATACTCAGTTGAAGATGAAAAAAGAAGACGTAGAAGTTGATGAAGATGCAGACGTAGTTGCAGAAGCTAAGAAAGAAATGAAACATAAGATGAAAGATCAAATGAAGGAAGATGTTGATGCCTTATTTGCTGATGATTCTACCATTTCTGAAGACTTCAAATCTAAAGTAGCTACAATTTTTGAAGCACGTGTTACTGACCGTGTTGCTCAAATTGAAGAAGAAGTTGAATCACGTTATGCTTCTATGTTAGAAGAAGCTGTTGAATCTGTTAAGATTGAATTGACCGAGAAAGTTGATGACTATCTAAACTACGTTGTTGAACAATGGGTTGAAGAGAATCAAATCGCTATCGAATCTGGTCTACGTTCAGAATTGACAGAAGAGTTTATCGCAGGTCTACGCAACCTATTTGCTGAACATTACATCGATGTTCCAGAAGATAAAGTTGACCTAGTTGACGAACTATCTGGTAAAGTAGAAGATTTGGAAACCAAACTCAATGAAGAAATTGAGCGTGGTATTGAATACAAGAAAGCTCTTGTAGAGTCCACAAAAACTGAAATCGTTCGTAGCGTATGCGAAGGTTTAACGGCAACTCAAGTTGAAAAAATCAAATCACTCGCAGAGAGTGTAGAATTTTCCACAGAGGAAGAATTCACAGAGAAACTTGAAACAATCCGTGAAAACTATTTCCCATCTGGCATTGTAAAAGCCAATGAGAAGCAATTGCACGAGCAGGTTGAAGATGCTGAAGCAGGCGAAAAAGAAAAGAAATCAGTGAATGCTGATCCATATGTCGCTTCAGTAATGCAAGCAATTTCTAAAACTAAAATTTAATAAAACCAAGGAGATTTAAAGATGTATCTTTCTGAAAATTTACAAAAGAAATGGGAAGGCGTACTCGACCACCCAGATTTGCCAGCGATTAAAGATCCATATCGTAAGGCAGTTACAGCAGTTATTCTTGAGAACCAAGCTCAAGAGATGCAAAAATCAGGTCAAATGCTTCAAGAAACAGCACCAACTAACTCGTTAGGTGGTACAGGTTTCTCCGGTGGTTCTGCTGCCGTAGGTCCTGTTGCTGGTTTTGATCCAATTTTGATCTCTTTAGTTCGCCGTTCATTGCCTAACCTCATCGCTTATGATATCTGCGGTGTTCAACCAATGACTGGTCCTACAGGTTTGATCTTTGCAATGCGTTCAACATACGCATCACAAAACGTTGCTGCTGGTGCTGCTGAAGCATTCTACAACGAGGCTAACACAGCATGGTCTGGTGACAAACTGTCCCATACCGCAGTATCACTTGCTGCTAATACAGCATTTGGTTCACAAAACGTATTTGCTTCGACAGTTGCAACTGGTCAAGCTATGGCTACTTCAGTTGCTGAAGATTTGACTTTCCAAGAAATGGCATTCTCAATTGAGAAAGTTTCTGTAACTGCAAAGACACGTGCTTTGAAGGCAGAATACTCAATGGAACTTGCACAAGACTTGAAAGCAGTTCATGGTCTAGACGCAGAAACCGAATTAAGCAACATTCTCTCAACAGAGATCCTTGCTGAAATTAACCGTGAAGTTATCCGTACAATCTATACAACTGCTAAAGTTGGTGCTCAAGTAGGTACAACTACTGTTGGTACATTCGACTTAGACACAGATTCAAACGGTCGCTGGATGGTTGAAAAGATCAAAGGTTTGGCATTCCAATTAGAGCGTGAAGCTAACACAATCGCTAAAACAACTCGCCGTGGTAAAGGTAATGTTATGATCTGTTCTTCAGACGTAGCATCTGCTTTGGCAATGGCTGGTATTCTTGACTATCAATCAGCATTGAACAGCAATGTTAACCTGACCGTTGATGACACAGGTAACACTTTTGCTGGTACATTGTTTGGTCGTATCAAAGTGTATATCGATCCATATTTTGCTGCTAACTCAACAGCTGAATTTGCTGTTATGGGTTACAAAGGTTCGAACGCATATGACGCAGGTATTTTCTACTGCCCATACGTTCCTCTGCAAATGGTTCGTGCAGTTGACACAAACAACTTCCAACCAAAGATTGGCTTCAAGACACGTTATGGTCTAGTTGCTAATCCATTTGCTGAAGGTGCTACACAAGGTATGGGTGTTATCAATGCTCGTACTAACCTGTACTATCGTGCATTCAAGATTGCTAACTTAATGTAATCTTACACAAACATAATAATAATTATATTGTGTTTTAAGAGACCCTTCGGGGTCTCTTTTTTTTACGGATAAATATAAGTATGACAGCTATTAACAGAAACCCAACAAACCAAAACTTCTTTCAACCTAGTAAATTTATACTAAGTTTCGAGAGAGCACCTAATCTACAATTCTTTTGCCAAGGCGTAAGTGTTCCTGGTATTTCTATGGCTGAAGTTCCTAGAACTACTCCCTTTATAGACTTATACGTTCCTGGTGAAAAGGCAATTTACGATTTGATGAGTGTTACTTTTTATGTTGATGAAGAACTATTAGGGTGGTTAGAGATACACGATTGGATTCGTGCAATGACTTTCCCTAAAGAATTTACAGAGTATGTGAATCTTCGCAACTTAAATCCAAACAGGTCATTAAACTTACCACCGCAGTACTCTGATGCATCTTTGACGTTGTTATCATCGCATAATAACCCACTGTATCGTTTTAAGTTTCATGAATTATTTCCGACTTCGCTGTCCACATTTATTGTGTCAGCAACAGATTCGGCAGATAATACGGTAACAGCTGATGCAACATTCAGATTTTCCTATTATGATGTTGAAAAACTATTTTAAATAGTATATACTCCTAGAAAGGAGGATTTATAATGAACAAACTTGAAGAATTATTAGACACGTGGAAAAAAGATTCTGTTATTGATCGTACAGAACCTGGTAAAGAACTAATCAATATACCACAATTACACAGTAAGTATTTAAATATACTTTCTCGTTACCGTTTGCTTTCTAAAGAAGCTGAGTTTAAATTTAATAAACTTAAGAAAGTTAAATGGGAATACTACACAGGTAAACTAGACCAAGACGAACTCGACTCTCGTGGTTGGGAAGTTTTTCCTTATACATTAAAATCAGATATTAGTTTATACTTCGAAAGTGATGAAGACTTAAATAAACTTATGGCAAATAAAATCATGTATGATGAGATTGTTGATGTTTGCCAAAGTATATTAAAAGAGTTAAACTCTCGCACATTTCAATTGAGAGACTTCATTGCTTGGGAGAGATTTATACAAGGCATCTAATGAGTGATATAACCTTAACTAAAAAAAATGAAGTTTATATTAAAGTTGATTGTGAAAGAAGTATCGCACAAGAACTCTCCGACTATTTTACTTTTTTAGTTCCAGGTTATCAATTCACTCCTCAATATAAGAACAGATTGTGGGACGGTAAAATTAGATTGTTTAATTTACAGTCTTTCACAATCTATCACGGACTACTTGCATATATTAAAAAGTTTTGTGAAGAACGTGGATATGAAATAAATGTTCATGCTGATTTAGAACTTGCTGAAAACTTTTCAGTATATGAAGCTAATGAGTTTATCAAAACATTAGGT